TTGCAGACATGGTTAACGTTTATGGTTAATAGCTTCCTTATTAAGAACCCAGTCTTCCGATACAATTCCTTGAACGGCTCAGCTAAGAGTAATATAGGTGCTGTGTTATTAGAAAGGATTATACATTACCAGTCAGTTAACAATAGCTTCGTGTTACCTCTACATACTATGTTCAGAGATTCAGCTATCTATGGTATAGGTGCTATTGCTCCCACCTGGGAAGTACGTTCAATCAGAGGTAGTAGTGAAAAGAAGAATGCTGAGGGTGTTATAGTTCCACGAAAGATAACTACGTATGAAGGTAACAGACTTATTAACATACATCCAAGGAACTTATACCCTGATCCTAATGTCAGCCTGAACAGGATCAATGATGGTAACTTTATAGGATGGAATGAAAGTACATCCATTAATAAACTAATGAATGCAGAAGCAGACTCACTTAATGATATCGAGAATGGTATGTTTAATATAGACTACTTGATAGATGAATTAGGTAATGCTAACTATAATGAGTTGTTGTTTGAACCCTCCACTTCAGGAGATACAACAAGCTCTGCTGATAGTGTACGAGGTTTGCACTCTATAGGTAAGTCTAATAACGTTAGTGTGGTGTCTGTTTATATTAATCTAGTCCCAGAGAAGTGGGGCTTAGGGGTAGGTACTACACCAGAGATGTGGCTTATCATGATAGCTGGTGAAAGAGTTATCATTAATGCTCGTCCCGTTTCCTTATTGTATGATGGCTTTCCTATTGTAGCCTGCTCACCTGAAACTGATGGTTACAGTATGGTTAACAATAGTAAGATCAGTATGATAGATGGCTTGCAAGATACAATCAACTGGTACTTCCACTCTCACATAGCTAATGTTAAGAAGGTAGTTAATGATGTCTTTATCTATAATCCATTCCTACTGAATGAAGTAGATGTTCTTAATCCTAAAGCTGGAGGGGCATGGAGACTTAATCAGATTGCTTGGGGTATGCCTAATGCTATTGACCAAGCAGTTAAACAGTTAGAAGTTAGAGATGTAACACAAGGTCATATGAGTGATATCAACGCACTGATGGGGTTAAGAGCTCAGGTGTCAGGTGTTAGTAATGAAGTCATGGGTATCATGGCTACTACTGGTGAGAGAAGAACAAAGGCAGAAGCTAACAACTCCTTTGATGCGGCTACTAATAGGATCGAAGCTGATGCGTTTATCATCCAGGAACAGGCAATCAAACCATTAGGTAAGATGCTTGCTAAACACACTCAACAATTCATGACTAAGGAAACTACAGTCAAGCTAACTAAGGAAGCTATCTACAAGTTGACTCAAGAGTATAACATTAAGTTACCTGAGGATAGTGTTTCACTTATTGCAACAAGAGAAGATATAGATATAGACTTTGAAATCTCAGTCAATGATAACTTTATGAACAAGGGACAGGACTTAGATGCAACACTTAAGTTACTTGAACTAGCTGTTACTAATCCAGAGGTAGGACAGAACATAGATGTTAGTCGTTTGATCCTTCATGTAATGAGAGAGTCAGGAGCACCTAATGCTTTTGACTTCTATAAAAATACACCACAACCACAAGTTCTACCTGATGAGCAGATACAACAGATGCAACAGAAAGGACAGGTTAAACCAGCAGGAGTACCTGATGAACGAAACACCCAATTCTAGCAACACAATAGGGGCTAACATAAAAGCCTTCATGGAATTAGAATTAGTAAGTGAGAAAGATATAGAAAGGTTTAAGCATAACAATGTATGGATTGCAATGACTAAATCTTTTCAAGCAACTAAAGATTATATGATGATGCAGTTAAGTGTGGAAGAAGATATCAAGAAAATTAGAATGCTTCAACGTACCATCTATGACCTTAACTTAGTGATCAACACACCTTCCAGTTTGAAAACACTGGAGACACAATTAAAGGAGAATAAGACATGATAACTAACAAAGCTAACACAGGTGCTAATCCCTTTTATGGTGAGGCACAGAACCCGGCACCTGCTGCACCTGCACCAGTACAAGCCGCTAACCCACTTATTGCATCTACCCCACCAGCAGGCACAGTGCTTCCCCCAGGTGCTAACGTAACACCACCTGCTGAACCAGTAGCACCAGTTGTCCTAGCCCCACTAGGCTTAGATGAAATCATGAGATTGATGAAGGCACCTCTACCTAACAAGGATGCACTGAAGAATATCTCTGAAGGTGAGACACCTGATGCTAAGAGATTAAATGAATTACAAGCTGCTAAAGATAGTAAAGAGATTGACTATTCAGCTATTAACTTTATAACACAAGAAACATTTGACAGAGTTCAGTCTGACCCTGAAGCAATGAATAAGTTGTTTCAACAGTTTGCTAGCTATGTTGCTAAAGACACAGCAGAAAAGATTGCCTTCACACAACGTAGTCAACAAGATTACAGTCAGCAAAGTAATGACAAGCTGATGAATGATATGACTACGAGCCAGATGATAAGAGATTATCTAGATCGTGATAACATGAAAGCTGTGTTACCTTATCAAGATTATTACATTTGGAAACTGAATGATAATCGTGACAGTGGTAGACATGGTAGTATGGATCTACAGCAACTGATGGTACAGACTGGTAAAGAAGTTCGCGCTATGGTCGAAACCCCTACAGACAGTAATCAGCAAAACACTACCCCAGTATTCGGAGGCATTGGTGGAAACTTCCAGGCTCAAAACGCAAATGTCAAAGGAAATGATTGGTCAAATCTAATGAAGGATTTGACAAAGAACCGTTAAACATATTAACTAGGAGATTATATGGAAACTGCTTTTAAGGTAAAAGATCTTTACCAAAAATCTCAACCTGAAGTACTGTCTGCTGTAGCAGAAGTAATTAGCGTCTTCGTTAGAAAGAATTCTTACAATGTATCTTCCGCTGAAGCTAGTGTAATTACTCTCCCTAACGTAGTTGAAGCTGATGGTTGTGAATTCTTATTTATTGCTGGAACTTGCACAGGTGGTGTAACTGTTAAGGATGATTTCGGTAATTCCGTTCTCGTCTTAGCAACTGATAATACCCCCGTGAAGATTGAATCAGCAGGAGCTGAGTGGTGCCAGTTTGATAAAGACACAGACACTCACGCAACTTAAAATTAACAATTAACATATAAAGGAAATTATATGGATCAAGGAAATTTCGCCTTTGCGGGCATTCGTAACAGTACCGATTTCCTCTCACATGAGATGGATCAAGACTGGCGAGCTGGTGTTCCGAAACTATCAGCAAATGTAAAGACACCGTTAGCCTACTTAGCTTCTTTGTCTAAAAGAGAAACAGCAACAGCCCCCCTATATGAATGGTTCTCTGAACGTGATTGGATGGGTGCCGTTAGTATTACTGGTTTATACACTGATGCTATTTTAAGCAGTGCTTATAATCCATCAGGTGGTACGACTGCTGTTGGCTTTGTTCTGTACATTAAGGTTGCAGAAGATGCTGCTAAGAGATTAGAAGCTGGTCACCGAGTTCGTATGACAGACGCTGCTGGTGCATCAGACATTCAAGGTGATGTACTTGGTGTGACACTAGCTGGTGCTTCAAGTTACATTACAGTCCGCCTTATCCAGGCACAAACATATGCATCTGGTGTTACTGATTTATCAGACGCCACTGTCATGGTTGATCTTGGTATGGCAGCACCTGAGTATTCTACTTGGGGAGATCCTAAGGCTTATGATCCTGAGCATTACACCAATTACACGCAGATCTTTTCGAAGACAATCGGTGTAACTGGTACTCAGTTGGCTACCTCTACCTACCGTATTGGTGACCCATTAGCCAGAGCTAAAGCATCTGCTGCTTTGGATATGAATCGAGACATGGAACGTGCTTTCATGTTTGGTCGTCCAAGCTCAGGTATTGGTTCTAATGGTATGCCTCGTAGAACTACTGCTGGCTTGACTTACTGGATTGCAACTAATGCAGCTGCTAACGTTGATGACTTTCGCTCAACTACTCTTTCAAGTATCACATCTGCGATGACTTGGAAAGCTGGTGGTATGACATGGTTAGATTATCAAATGCAGAAGATCTTTACTTGGGGTAATGATGTTCGTTTGGGTTTAGTTGGTAATGGTACTCTTGCTGCTATTAACATTCTCGTACAGAATGAAACAACTTATAACATCTCTCATAATGAGAGTGCTTATGGTATTAACATCTCGATCCTTAGCACACCTTATGGTACGCTTGCTCTACATAAACATCAGTTGTTCACTACGCTTCCTGCTGACAACAACCGTATGTTGATTGTAGATCCTGCTAACTTAGGCATCAAAGATCTACGACCCTTCCAATACAAATCAGATATGACTAAAGAACTTGGTTCTGCTGTATCTGTTGATGGTATTAAAGAAGGTTACTTGGCTGAATGTGGTACGTTGATTGATCATCCTTTGACAATGGCTGATCTTAAAGGCTTCGGCTGCGTTCACGATACAGATTAAACATTAACATATAAGTAGGAGAATGATATGAATTTACTAGCTTTAATAGATGAGTTTCAAGAAGTTACTGGGAGGTTTGACCTCACCAAAGCTCAAGTCGTCAAGTATCTGAACAAGGGACAAATCTACCTGGACTCTCTTTATAGTAGGGAGAGTTCGAAGGCTGTCTATTCTACCATTCTCCCGGCTTATACAAAAACCTTTCGTGTTCCTCACTGCTTGGCAGTTAGTAAGGTCGGGACTAGGATTCTGCTTACTTCCGACTTTACAACTGTACCACGTAGGACACGGAAGACTGACACTATGATACAAGAAACAGGGTATGGTCATTTCTACTCAGTTACTTATTCAACAAACACTATTAATATTTCCAATACTGAAGGAAATAATAACCAGGGTTTCTTACTAAATAACTTTAAGATTGGTCAAACCCTTGACTTGTACACACTCTCATCTCAGTTAACCTTTGAGAGTGCTAAGGTGGCTACCCCATTAGGCACACCAGTCATCACATTAGTTGAGAAGAATAAGATAACTTGTGACGTTACACTACCAGATGCAGGAGAAGAGGTTGCTCTTGTTGGTCATGTTAACACTACCGAGAGTGATGAGTATGAGCAAGAGTATCTTGAAATGACTAACGCTAAACGAATTAACTTGTTCAACCTTAAAAGCATAGTGCCTTCATCCTTTGAAGGTATCGTTAGTCTTAATCAACCTCTGCTTGAGAACACAGAAGTGAAGGTTGAATACTATGATGTTGAACCTCTCATAGATGATGAGGATGAAAGTTGGTGGTCAGTTAACTATGAAGATGCTCTGATTAATGCAGGTGCATATAAGATGGAAGCCTTTTATAGAAATCAAACTGCTATGAATGAATGGAAATCTTTGATTAATGACACACTAGTTGCATTGAATAATGTAGATGCTAAAAAGAAACAACATGATAGCAGTCGTATGAACGATTCATTCGGCAGATTCTAAGGTGGTTTATGAAACAGTTTGAATTTAATTTAAAGAACTTTTTACGTGGGCTTAGAACCTATAAGTATATGCCTTACAATAGTGGGCTACTAACTAAGGCATTTGGTTATCGAGCTGAGGATATGGGACTAATACCTATTGGTGATGTCAATGAGTATGTTACTACTGATGAACTGTATGCACTTGGCATAAGTCAATTGATACCTAACGTTAGATTTGTGAACAGTCTATACTACTGTCTCATGATTAACTTCACTAAAGTATATAGTATAGATAGAATGACAGGAGATATCACGGACACAGGTCTTAACCTACCCTTTGATCCTATTGACTACACCTTAACGGTGTTGGACTTTGATAGTGTTATTTATCTACACACAGGTGGTAAGTTCTATAAATATGATGGAGTTACTCTCACTAGTTGTGGTGAGGCTTTAGCTGAGCTAAGTTGTAACACTAGCTGTCAAGGTATGGAGAGGGTATTCATTGGTGGATTAGATACTGCTAGTATCCTAACTGATTATAATAGAGTAACAACCTTCCTTGACTCACGTAGTATATGGTGGTCAAAGATAGGCAGTGGTAACTTTATAGGAGAGATAGGAGAAACTCTCCAAGATGCAGAACAACAGATGCTTAGTACTGAAACTGGATTCATGACCTTTGGTGGTATAGGAGATGTTGTTAAGATTCTCCCTTATTACAATAGCATAATCGTTTATGGTACTGTGGGTATCTTTGAACTGAAACAAGTAGTTGAACCAGTCATAACCATGAGTAAGAAACACTTATCCTTCCTTGGTATTAAGAATGCAACTAAGGTATGTCAAGGTAAGAACAGACAACTCTTTATAACTAACAAGAATGAAATCTACTTCCTACAATACAATCAGTTCCAAGTCCTTGAGTTGGACAGAGTAGATTGTAAAGCTTACTTGGATGAGATGGATGATAATATTAAACTAAGCTATAACGAAGAAGAAGATGAATTCTATATAGCATCTAACAGTTACACTTTGGTAGTTACTACTAAGGGCATAACTCAGTATGACTATGTAATACATGATGTAGTTAATATAGCAGGTAGGACTTTACCTATCAAAACTAAAACGAATAAAATAGGAGATCAATCATGATCAAAATTAAGAGTAAAGGTAGTATGATAGGTCAAGTAGAGTTCTACTCTATGCCTCATGGGGAATTACCTAACCGAGCTATTGACAAACCTATCGGGGTGAGAGAGTTTACTGTCCCAGTACACAAGAAGTTTAATACAGTTACCTCTGAGGTTAAAGCCTTACTTGCTGGTTGGATGGGTTCAGATAAAACAGGCACAACGTCTACTACAACAG